TTGAGAAATAAAAAGGCCAATTAGCTTCAGGAACATCATAAATATAGTCGCAATAAAGCGGCCCAGTATTATTGGTATACACTTTGTTGCCATATATCTGATAGTTGACACTAGGATACAACTTGATGAGGAACAAAATATTAGCAGGTAGCTGGTAGATTGATTGCCATTCTTGATCGACAGGCACCTCAGTAGTGAGTGCTAGTTGAGCCTTGGCCCTAGCGAACCCCCACCGATGCTTGGTCAGTTCATTCTTGACTATACTATCGTAAAGGGCATTAGCAACTTGTTGCGCTCGAGAGTTACCGATCAGTGAATTAATTGGCGTATCGCCTATTAAGACTAACGCAGCACTAACTAAATCAATTTTAGTTGCCATATCATTACTCTGAAGAAAGGGGGCCCGTAGACCCCCAAATTACTTATGCTGTAATTGTAGTACCAGCCGCCGCAGTAATGGTTGTACCATTATTTGCTTTGATATAAGTAATAGTTACTACTGGAGTAGCAGGAGTGCTTGTATCCTTGCAGATAATAAGATCTCCCAGAGCTAGCTCGCTGATAGCCGCAATAAAATAATCTGCGTTATCAACATCACCTTTGGCATCAGTAGAAGTATACTGCCAAGTGCTTCCACCTGTTCCTGAACCGCCAATGCGGCATAAACCTGTTCTTGCAAAAGCCATGATGGATCTCCTTATGCAGTTTTGTCGTATTGAACTTTAACCAGACCACCCTCGTCGCGAACGACAGAGCCACCTTTCAACATACCATTGCTTAACCAAGAAGTACGTTCAGGAATCCAGTTGATTTCAGTTTTCATGTCAATGCCGACAGCTAAACCAACAGCAGGGCGCTGATAGAACCAAGAGTCAACAATGTTGCCAGCTAGATTCAATCCACCTTCAACGCGAGTTTCGATAACGATAAAGTTAAACCCTACAAGAGTGTTTACTTCACCAGAAACAAGTGCCTTGATAGCCTGATAGTCAGCAGAAGTTGCCTTCTCATCGTTCAAAAGTCCACCCAAACCCTCTGCTTCAATAGCAGCAAACAGTTCAGTGTTGGGTACACCTTGGTCACGCAGTTCAACTTGAGCCTGAATTACCTTAGCAATAGTAAGGTTTGCCGCTCCAGCAGGAACCGTAGTGGTCAGCGGAGTAGAGGCATCCATAGCATCGATAACTAGCTGGTCACAACGACGGCCCAAAGCGCCAGCAATAGTCATTGCCAGTTCTTGTTTCTCATCGAAGTTAACGTCAGCTTGGTCAAAGATGTCAGTGTACTCAGGTGCGTTCCAGTTCGACAAAGTTGCCGTCTTGAACTCATGAGACACATCCATTGGAGTGACGAGGTCAGAAGTTGATTTTTGGTTAGCAAGGCCTTTGCCTTGACGACGAAACTTGTAGGTATCACCTACAACGTTATTTCGGACAGTGACGGAATTCTTCAGCAAGCCCATACCTTGGTAGGCATGTTTCACCATGCTGTCAAACTCTGTTACTGCTACAGCAGATAAAGTTTTAGACATTTGTCTATTCCTCAAATTATCAAATAATTTAACGCTAATGTTTCACATGAAACACTCGCATGTTATGAGGTTTTGACTGAGTGCCCGACAGATCGGTCAGTCTACAACCCAAATCTGTCAGGCCCAAGATGGGGTATCTGACTCAGACATAATAACATTTAGTTATGTAAAAGCAAACTATCCAAACTGTTGAGCATATGGTTTATCACCACCAAACTCTTTCATCATGCTCTGGATCTTTTTCTCATGGTTTGCGTCTACTGATCTCATCAGGTTTCCATGCTCATCCTTGCGGAACATCTCAGCTTCTATATCCGCCCACGTCATGCCTCCAGGTTGGATATGCCCATCGATAGGCAGCTTGGCTGGAGCAGTAGCGTTGATTAGCGCCTCTACTAGCTCGACTGATGCTGCGCTATTGACTGCATAGCGTAGACGTTCATAGGTATCGCTATCGAGACTGTTCTTCATAAACTGTTCGACGGTCTTAATTCGGTCTACCCCGTTGTCCCCTAGCTTGGCAATCTCGGTCTCAGCGGAAACCTCTTCTACTGCCTCTGATTGTGCAGATAGCAGATCCCACGCTTTATTGAAGTAGTCCTGAGACATGTTAGATTCATTTGCAAAACCGACTAGCTCTTGCATCAACTCGTCTTCTTGGTCGATACCATCAGGCATTGAGTATCCATCTTTAGGTGCACCCTTGAATGCGCCGAACTTTTTGGATAACTCGTTGTATGCAGCAGCTTGGTCTGAAACTGATTTATACTTCTCGGACAAGTACCACTCTGGCCTATCACCAGCGCCTTTAATCCCATCGGTTAAGAAGTATTCACCTTCGCCTAGTTGCGGTTCAGCGGCATCTACCAGGCTAACTGGTTCTTCTGAAGTATCGCTCTCTATGGCTTGTTCGCTCATGTTTATCTCCACGGATATTGAATGACAGCCCGTCTAGGACTGACCGCTTGATGTTTCAAACGGATTTCCTCAAGTCTTCTACCCCCATTGATTAGGGATAGGTCGTTGATATCTACCCAATCCAGATGCCTGTCTTCTTTGTAGCATCGGAATGCTCGGAACTTATGGAGATACTCAAACTTATCGAATCCATATTGTTCCGCTAGGCTATCTAGCCATTCAAATTGGAATTTCTTTTGGGTCAGATAGGCTTTCTCATCACAAACAACTTCGACTTCCGTCAGTGCATCAACCTCTTCTTGTGACAATTCAAATTTCTTCATCCATTCTGTTGGATTGTCTTGTGTTGGATGGTCTACAGATTTGGCCTTCTTAGCTTTCTTCTCAGTCATAGTTTCTCCGCTTGCTGGATTTGATGAACAATGTATCGCATGACACCAGCCTCACCATTGTGGTAAGCCGATTCATAGTTGATGTTCTGTGCGGAAAGGGAAGTGTCGTTCTCTAGCAGGAATCGTTTGGTCATGTCCTCTAGTACCTTCATGCCATCGTCCGATGCAAAGCAGCGATTGTAAGCCTTGGCTAACTCCGCTTGCCTTTCTCTAATCGCACCTTGGGCTTCCCTCGCCTGATCCTCGTTAACTTCTAAATCATCCCAACTCATTGCACCGCCTGTAGTTGTGGGGGTTGTTCAGCTTCCATCTGCTTGGCCTCTGCTCCAGCTTGGATGATGCGCTCTTTCTCTGCGTCATCTCGTACTAATTCAGAACTCATGCCCGTCTTCTCTGCTACCCAAGTACCAAAGTCTTCTATCTTAAACGCCATCTGTACCTGATCAGGCCCAGCAGTAGCCAGAACAAACTCTACCGCTTGTTGTACCGCTAGAACATCCTCAGAATCTTGCGCCCTTGCTAGTGGAGACGTGAATTTAACCTCGACATCTCTACCATCTAGCTCGATAGGGGTGATTAAACCTCTACGGATTAGGATAGATACCACGCGCTTGAGTACAGGTATCAGCACTTCGGTCTGTAGCCGTCCGAATGCGGAGCCTATGCGCTTTGCTAGCTCTCTGGATTCGATAGCAATCTCTGTGGCAGTCCTTACTGGCCCTGCTGGATCACGCAAGTCGTTAAACATGGCGATCTTGATGGAGTTTTGCAGCTCTACGATCTCGAATTGAGCTAGTGACAGGCTTGATGCCGTGTCTAGTCGCTGTATAGACGGATTATTGGTGTTGTTAGAACCTACTGGAATAACAATCCCTGGCGCTATAACCATATTGTAGGGGTTAGTGACCCCATCGTCGGTGGCAGTGTACATACCAGCGAGGTCTATCGCGGCCTTCTGCAATACAAACTCTTTCGCCTTGTTCAATGAGCGTACATCTGGCAGCGTTTGCATGGCTGGGCCTCTACCGCGCACTTCACCAGAGACTTTGGTGTACCGTCCAGTAACCCAAGGGGATGAATTACCGAAATCCTCTACCCATGAGAACCTTTCTTCCTGCTTAACCCATAGACAGCCATAGTATTTCTTGTCTTTCGGGTCATAGATCACGCCTTCTGATACCTCTACCTCGGTATCTGGCTTGTGATCGATCATGCTCTGGACGTTAGACGATGGTTGAAAGCCCTTCCACATTCGTTCTAGTAGTCTGGCCTTAACCTTGAACCGTCTCCAGTGCGTTTCGATGGTA